GAATAACTCAGGTCATTGGTCTGCGCGGCGGTAATGTTTGTTTCCGCTCCCCCGTTGAGGGCATCGGTGATCGTTGCGGTGATCGTCAATACCGCGGCAGCATCTGAGTCCGTGTCGCGCTGCTTGAAATAGGTCTTCACAGTACCGCCGGTGAGATTGGCTTTCGTGGAAGTCGCAGCCTGCCCGGTCCACGTGGAATAGATCACATGAACAAGTTTTTGCGTCGCCCCTTTGATGATGTCGTCCATTTTACCAGCTGATTAAAGTGCGTCCGTTGGTTGCGGCCCTGGAGGGCATGTCGGGGTCAAAGAATTTCGCGCCGGTCTGACCTTGTGCGCTGCCGTCCTGGTAGTTGTACAGCGGGTAGGTCGTCCCGTTGGTATACAGGAACTGAATGATCTCCGCCTGCAGGGCCAGCGCGTTGGCGCGCAGCTCTGCGATCGCTCCGGCCATGATCGCCGGATCCAGTGCCTGGCTCTGGTCGTTGAGCTTCTGGACCAGGCCGAATTTGGTGATGTTGATGTTGTTGTTGCCGAAGAATCGCGCCAGTGTGCAATAGGCCAGATACCCGATCAGGCCCGGATGTTCGACGGTTGTCTGGCCATAGGTGTAGGTCGTTCCCTTCAGAAGGTTCTGGTAGGCCGTATACATCGAGTCAAGCGAACTGTCAAACTTGGCCAGGAAGTCCACGTACAGCGGTGCGCCCAGGAGCCGCTTGAGGTCCAGCTGCTGTGCTTCCTGGATATATGGCAGGATCCTCGCCTCCGGAATGTCCTCGGAGAAGGGTCTGAACTCTTTTATGTTCTGCAGTGTGATGATCAGCTTCATAACATTTCTTTAGCCATGGCGACGATGTAGGCTGTGACTTTGGGCGGCGTCTGTGCGGGAGCAGCCGGAGCAGCTTCAGGTGCTGCCTCTTCACTGGCGGCCTGATCCAGACCATCCAGCAGCTTTTGAATCTCTTCATCCGACAATCCAAAGCCCCTCCGCAGCAACGTCTCTGCCGTGTTGCGGTCATAGCCTCCGTTCTTGGGGCCCTTGGCATACTTGCGCAGGATCCGCGCAAAATTGTATGACTCTTGACCGGTCATTCCTTTCAGGTTGTCGTTGATGTCCACCGGTGATCCCTGGTCGGAGTTTCGGATATAGCGCTGCTCGATGATGGCCGCGTCCGTGATGACGGGCGTCTCCCAGTAAGAGAGCAGCATGGAGAAGATTTCGCTGAGCTCAGAGCGGCGGTTGCGGGTGATGGCGTTGACATAGGTGTAGGCCTCCTCCATGTCGCCCTGCGCGAATAGTCCGCTCGGCGTCTTGCCCAGGAGCATTCCCGGAAAGGCTTCGCTCTCGATGATGTTTTCCTTGATGCTCTTCTCGGTATACTCAAACATCTTGTCCAGGGAGGGTGGGTTTAGCGGCTGGATCATGTCGGAGGCCTTCTTCAGCCCGCTCTTGTCCTGGATCCCGATGCGGGTCCCGGCATTACGCGCGCCGACCTTATTAGAGATCAGGCCGCGGAAGTCTTCCTCCTCCTGGGTGGAAGAGAATTCTCCCGGGTACACGATCAGCGTATTCCCGATGAATGAATTTTGCGTGTTGGCGATCTTGAACAATCCGATCTCGTTCTGCACCTGGGCGTCGTCATAGACTGCGTCGAAGGTGGCCAGAGGGTAGACAGCTTCCTCCGGAGTGGCATACATGATCTGTCCGCGGTAGTTGTAGATCCCGCCGGCCTTGTCGATCTCTGCCAGCACCTGGGCAGGATCCGGATTGAAGCGCGGATAGAACCTGATGTTTTGTTCGCAGGAGGATCGGCTGTCGCGCTCCCAGTTGGCCGAATAGGCATAGTGGGTGATCTTTCCTTCCTTGTTCTTGAGCCCGAATCGCACAGTCTCAAAGGGAATGGGATTGAGAGCGCAGATTTGACCGAGCAGGTTATACCCCACATGCATGGGAACAGTCTTGTATCGTACGAATGGGTGTGATACCATCTGCAGGATCTTGTTGGCGGTCTGTCCTTTGAGGCCCTTGGAATTGAGCACCATCGAAGCAACGACCTGGTCGGCGAATCCCTCGCCGTTTACAAAGTCGGCGATGCGGTTCATGAGCGACTGCAGCGTGGCGGACCGGCGTACGGTCTCCTCGGCGCGTTGTGGGTAAAGATTGTCAACGTCAAAACGGAGGATCTTCTCCGTCACGTCGATGATTGTGGGGGCTCTCTTTACAAGCGGCTTGACCTTTTCGTATACAACCATTGGGCTTCAGCCTGTTTAGTTGCCGTCTTCAGTCCACTCGATCTCAAATGAAAGGGTAACCGCTGTGGCTGGGGCAGCAGCGAAGGATAGTGCGATGCTTTCGGCCACACTGCGAAGCGTGGGGGATTCTGCGTCCTCTGCGGTAAAGTCGTATTCAATTTCTGCAGGGAACCCGGAAGCTGCTGGCGTGGTGGCCTGACCGAGGATCATTCGCTCGCCCAGTGGGCCCACCAACGCGCCGCCGCCCGTAGGGCCTGCAGTGTAGGGTGTTGCTACGCCTGAAGCTGCTGCTGCGTATACCGAATCCTCGGGGGTTTCAGTGATGGACACCGGCGTGCCACCTGTCCATGCGGTTGAATGTTTCTGGAGCAGTACGCGCAGATAGGCTACCGCCGTCAGCGTGAAGCCTGAAAGTTTTATCCTTTGCACTCGGATGACCTTCCTTGTTCCTCCTGTCAAAACAAAGAAGGGCAGGGTGCCTGCTGCGGCCACGACGTTACCGGCTGCCCTGAAGGTTTCCCTAGGGCCTGCATATTTGCTGTTGCGGTCTACAAATCTTACTTCATTCATATTGTTTCACTTTAAAAACAAAGGCGGCAGTTTGACCGGCCGCCCTTTGTTAATCACTAATCCAGAAACAGTTCCTACTCTGTTGCTTTGCCTTTGGCGGGCTTGGCGTCTTTCACCGGCTCATCTTCGACCACGTTGAACAGGTCGGCGTGAGAGGGGCCAGCCTGCACCAAAAAGTCGTAGAGCTCCGGGGTAATGTTGTGCGGTCCAATGACCTGACCGCCGATGTTAATCCGGTGTTCAGGGTTCTTGAAGGTTATCGTGCGTGCCATGCTATTACGTTGTTACAATGTTTTGCGCGGAGAGCACGAAGCCCTTGGTCGTGGTGACTTTCACCTTGTATACCTTGCCGGATCCTTCGCCCGTTGCCGGGGTCGTCGTGGTGATCGTCGTAGCGGCTACCGTCAGCGCTGCCGTAAACGGTATAACCGATCCGGTCGCCTGGTTGATCAGGTCCACCCGCAGCACAGCTGTATTCGAGCCGCCGCCAAAGAAGTTGGTACCCGTGATCACGATCGCTGTCGGCGTTGCTGCCGGATAGGTCGTGATGGACAGCCCGGATGCGCCGATGGTAGGCAGGAAGAGAAGTGCGTCTACTAAAGCTCTGTTTGTGGCGTATACTCCCGTGCCACCATCAAGGGTGCGGGGAGGCTTGGCTTCCCACTCATTGTCAGGAGAGGTCATCGTGATCTTGATGGCTCCGTCGTTGACCTGGTTGGCGCGTTCCAGGTTCACCACCTCAAGGCCCACGTCAATGCCGTAGACTTCGATCGTGTAGGCGTCCTGCTTGGCGTTCTCGACGATAGCGATATAACGCCCTTGCGACAGGCGGGCCGCGTTGTTCTTGGACACCTGGTCATAGGCGAAGTATTCCCACTCGATCTCATGCTTGAAGACCGACAGCCCGCTCCCGGAAGCCTGACGGCTGAACTTGGGCTTCAGAGACTGGCGCACTCCATCGAAGGAGAACCCGCTCTTGTTGGCCGCCAGCGTCAATGCCGTGATCTGGTCAATGCCGGAGGTCGTATAGGAGGCCAGGTCATTCTTGAGAATGAGCACGAGCCTGGAGTCACCGCCCACGCCCCCTTGCAGGACGTTTGCCGGGTCGATGACAAAACTCTGGATTAAATCGCCTGCTGGCATAGTCTTATTTGGTTACTTCGGTTGCCGTGATGCCTTCCTTGCTCTTGAGGTAGTTGTCCAGGGAATTCTTCCCTTTGGGATTACCATAGAATACCACCCCGTCAGAGCACACGTAAATGGAATCGGTAGGACAGTCGGGATGCAGGGTGAAATACTCTGCCGCAAATTCTTCTGGTGAAAGAGAGGGAGCACCAGCTCCGCTCTCTTCTTCGATGGGTTTCTTTGCCATGTTTCTTTATGGGGTTATGCTCTGTCAGAGACAAGGGCCTGCTGGTAGTTCGCGGTCGTGCGGTGTGCAAGTCCTTTGAACCTCATCTGGAAGCCGATTTCGTCAGCCCTTTGCTCAGGGTTGGTCTCCATCTTTCTCCAGAACATCTGAACATCACCCATAGCCTTGCCCACTTCACTTCTGATGAAGGCGATGGAGGCCACACAGTCATTCGTGTTGTCGGCAGCGGCGGCGTAGGTTTTCTTTGCCAGCGTGCTCTTGGTATACAGCGGCACGTTCCCGCCCGTGTACATCTCAAATCCGTACAGGTTCACCGGCTTGCCGGACTGCACATTCATGAACTCCTTGGTCAGGGTTGCATCGAGCCTGTTGAGGTCCGAGAGGTGATAGGGAGAAAGAACCATGACGCGGCCTTCCTGCGGCATGTCCAGGTTATCCCAGCGTTCCTTCACAAAGGAGATGTCTGCCAGGGTCATCGTGGCGGCCACAGAAGACTGTGATCCGATCGCAACGGCGCGGTTGGAGCCCGTTACCTTGATAGCTCCTGCGCCAGCTGTTGCGGGCGCAAAGGTGGACATACATTCAGAGGTCACTTCCTGGAGCAGCTTCTGCTTGTGCTGTTTGACGGCACTCTCCAGCTTGTTGATCGAGCTTTCGATCTCTTCAACGTTGCGGACCCGGGTAGTGGTAGAATCATAAGTGGACAGAACCAGCGTTCCGGCCGTATCGGTTCTGGTCACCGCCGTGATGGGCCATGAGGAGTTGTCCTTCAGGATCACGGGGTCGGTGCCGATGATGTTGAAGTTGATCGTGTTATACTCTACCCACTGGCTCCAGTCGACGACTCCATTGAGCCATTCAACCGGAGAATAGAAGTTCTCCTTCAGGGCGTCGATCCAGACTTCCTTGTTGACTCCTGACAACATGAGGCCACTATACTGCTCGCCCTTGAGGATGAACAGGTAGATGGTGCGGGCTGCAAAAAATACCGTTCCCGCCATTACTGGATTGACCGGGGCGGCCATCGAAGCCGCCACTCCCACGAACAGTGAGAAGAAGAGGCTAAGAATTACGGATAAAAAAATCTTTGTTTTCATTGGTAAAAATGAGGTTTTTGAGGGTTTAGAGATTGGGGATGCGGCCATACTTGGCGTAGAACAACCGCTTGAATTTTTCAGGGTCGTCACGCTTCATGGCCACGTGTTCGTTGGCTTTCAGCGAGCGGTCAAACTCCTTGGCATCTTCGGCTTTCGTCTCTGGAGAGAAAGTCTCAGGCACGTGCGGGGTCTTGATCTGCTTTTTGAGGGCAACGATCTGGGCTTCGAAGTCCTTCTTCTGACGGTCGAGTGCCGATTGCACGGTAGACGCGACCGCGTCAGAGAACTTCTCCTTGTTGGCAGCCAGGAAAGCATCAAAGCTCACTGGTGCCTGAGCAGCTGCCGGGGCGGCCGGGGCTTGTGCCATGGCAGGCTCTTCACTGGATTCTTCGTCAGGGGGCTCGACGTCCACGATGACTCCGCCCTTGACCGTATACACGAAATCAGGGGCGGGCTTCCCGTCGATCAGGACGGGCTTGTTCAATAGTTCTGCGCCTGGCGTCGGGCTGGCAGGAGCAGCAGGTGCTGCTGCGGGAGCCGCAGGTGCCGGAGTGGCGGCGACAGGTTTTGTTTTGCCGGTCAGGAAATTCAGAAAGTCCTGGACCAGGGTTGATTTTTCTTGTGCATTCATAGGGATGTAATAGGCTGCTTGTTGAAGGGGCTCGTATGTGGCAGTGGCGAACTTTAGGGCCACGGCTTTGTCTGCGTTGAACCAGCTGTCGGCCTTCATGATGGGAAGGATCCCGGAGGCGTCGATGCCGGTGTGTTCCTGGTAAAAGGCCGCCATTTCCGTCTCTTCGATCTGAAGGGAGTTTGCCGCCTTGGCTACTGCTGCGGCGTCTCCGGAAACGTGTGGCGTCCAGGGATTGTGAACATTGAAGGCGTACTCTTTGCCGGTGCGGGGGTTGATGCCCTTTGCTGCCAGGCGAGTCTGTCCTGCCATCCAGATGTAGGTACCGATTGAGGCAATATCATCGACCTGCACCATGTTGATCTTCAAGCGTGAAGACAGGCTGGACAGGTAGGTGAAAATGGCTTTCCCCGTGGCTACGTTGCCGCCGGGCGTTCCGATCAGGACGTCTACTTCTTTGGTGTCGGGAGGAAGGGCGGATACTTGAGCGACTACGTCAGAGATCTGGAGGCCGTTGACATTGACGACCTTACCGTTGCGGTCCAGGTAGTCGAAGGTCCCGATGTCTCCAATGATTCCGATGGTGCGCTTCATCGGGAACAAACTTCCCGCGAGTACGTGTCAGGTTTTATCCCAATCGTAAATCAAAAAAATGCGACAGGTGATTATCAGTGAGTTAACACATCATCTCCGCAACCGCCCGTTTAACTGTTCCGGGGGTGGTGTTCATTTTGTCGGCGGTGGATTCGACCGCCTGGATGTAGTTCAATCCCGCCTCCCGTTGACGTTTGAACTCATCATATAGCTCGCAATAAGTGACGATCGCCGAGCGTACAATACCCCGGTCGATGCACCACTCGATCGTGACCAGATCACGATTTTTCCATTTGTCGTATATGCTTTGGTTCTGTTCGCTCATCGTACGGCGTTGTCTACTACGTCGGCATAGCGCTTCTCTCCGATCCTGAAGTCGTCAATGGCCAGGTAAATCTTCATCTGGGACAGCATGCGCGACATTTCCGAAGAGCGTCCAATCGTCTCACTGTTCATCCCCGCCTCACGCGTGCTGAACCCGCTGATGCCGGAGTCCGCGAATCCCGGCACGCCAATGCTGCGGAAGGTGGGTGCCCCGCCCAGGGCCTGCTGATGGCGTTCGTTGAGGATCACTTCGCCCGTGCGCACGGTGGCCAGCAGGTTGTCTCCGTTGGACCTCCGAATCGGCAGTCCATGGTGTGGCATGATGCGCGTCCCGGATAACCCGCTACCGGCATATCCCGGAACTATGCCACCGTTGGCGAAGGCTACGCCAGCGATTTTGGCCACGTCAGCTAATCCCACCGCTACAATAGTGCCAGCCAAAAAGAAGTTTGGAAGAGCTTCCGCCGCAGCCCGGTAGGTGTCCATTGTCGCCCTGGCGATCGCCAGAGCTTTGTAGGCCACGGTATCCTGCTGGAATAGGTTCGCGGCCATGCCGATGGCTGTGGAAATGTTGGCCAGCCTGACCTGGTGTTCCAGTGCCGCGATGCGAGTCTTTTCCTTCTCATTTTTATCGAAATCTTTGACGTCCTTCTTGTCTGAAACGGCCTGAGCATCAATCCGCTTCTTGTGCCATCCCAGCCTGATCTTCTCGTTCTGGTCGGTGATGCTGGTCATGGTAGTCTGCACGTTGGTATGCAGTTGCAGCTCAATGGCCGCAAGCCCTTCATTCTGCTTTCTCTTCTCAGCGGCCTCCTTTTCCAGTTTGGCCTGTCGCGCTGCTTCCAGGGCGTCGCGCTGGTTCTGGAGCTTTTCCTGGAGCGCAATGGAGGCGCTCTGTGCCTGGTCAATGGCGGATATGGCCGCCGCGATCTTCTTGCCGGTATCATCGCTGATCTTCTGATTGTTCAGCAACCTCATGCCATACGCCTGGACGGTTTCGTTCAGGTTTATTCTCATCCCGTATTCCTGCCCGATCTTCTCCAGGGTGAGTTTTGATTCGCGGGTGGTGAGTGAGATCCGCTGATTTGTTAGCTGCTCTTCTAATTTGGCGGCCTGGTTGAGCAGGTCGATGCGGTCGGATTCCGATGTTGCGTGGTTTTTAGATTGCAGCACCATGCGCTTGATCTGATTCTCCACTGCCACCTGTGAGGCATTGAACTTATTCCAGTCGTCGGCCAGCTGGTTGGCGAGCTCTGAAAATCTCACCCCTTCCTTGTAGGCCTCTTTGACGGAATCTGAAAACCCGGTGACCGCGGCCTTGGCCGTGTCCATGGCCCCGGAGAAGTCACCCTCGAATACTTTCACGATCGCCTCGCCAAGCAGCCCGATGCGCTTGATCACTTCTCCGAATACCGTGGTAATGCCGGTCCATACGTTTGCGAATTTGTCCGCCAGCTCATCATTGTGCTTCAGGGCCTCTGACACAAGGCCGATCACGGTGGCCAGCGTGGCCAGTATCGCCCCGATAGGTGTGGCGATGAAAGCCAGTGCGCTCTTGGTCATCCCTGTGAATCCGTTCACCGTTGCCCCCAGCCCCGGCACAAGCTTGTCCAGGGCTCCGGTGTAGTTGCCCACGTTCAGGCGCGACTTCTCCAAGGCGCTGGAGCTCTCCTTCATCTTGGCGTTGTTGAGGTCCAGCTGGTCGTTGATCTGCCCGAGGCGGTCGGCGCCTTCCTTGGTGGTCAGGTCCAGCTGCTTGCGTTCTTCACGCAGGTCCTTGGAGGCTTTGGCCAGGTCAGCGAGGTTCTTGATACCTCGATCGGATCCGTCGATGGTGATCTTGAATAAAAATTCTTCTGATTGGTCTGCCATGGGGTGTTAGATTTTAAGCATTAATACCTTGGTGATCGCTCCGGGCACATAATTGAAAATCTTGGGGAACAGGAACTGCTGGCCGCTGTCGAGCATCATCTTGTGCGGGTCCAGGGTGGCGATATCCATATCGTTGAGGTTGTAGTAGCGGATCACCCAGCGGGCGTTCTTCAGGCGTTCCAGAAAGCTTCCGTTGCCGGTATTTGATCCGATCACGTTGGAATACTTCTCCGCAAGGACATTGGCATAGGAAAGATTCTCCTCATAATACTGGGAATTGCTTGCCTTGGTGAAACACCCCACCATGTAGGGGTTTCTGGCGGCGGCGGTTCCTACCTTGATCGCTCCCTCCGAGGATCCATCAGACCAGCGGGCCATGAGCAGGCGGGCACCGATATCGGCGTCCAGCTGCGAGGCTGACAGGGCGTTGTCCACGGGAATGTTGGCGCACTTGATCGTGGAGAAAATCTTGTCCGCAGACGCTACAAAAACAGAGGTATTGTCTGCCTCCTTCTCCAGGGACAAATCATCCAGGGTGAAAGAGCCGCTGCCGTATTTGGATGAAATGTCCTCGCTGATCTGGTAGAGATATGTATTCAACTGGGCCAGCTCTGTGAGCGAGAAGGTCACCTCGTCGAACTTGGTCAGGTCTCTTTTGTTGGTCCAGTCATTGAAGGCCAGCGGGTTGACGCTCGAGCCATTTATGATTTCCATCAGGCCCCGGAAGGTTACCTTCTTATTTCCCTGCTTGGGGATCTGCCCGAACCGGAAGAGGAAGTCCTTCATGATGTCCAGCTGGGTGAGCTCTTCAGGTAGCCACTCGTTGAAGTAGACATATTCTGCAGCGGCCATCGTGCCGGTATTGTAGAGCTCCACTCCCTTTTTCACCGTGATCGTGACCGGGTTCACGCTGGTCTGCTTGACCTTGACCTCGATCACATCTCCGTTCTTGAGGCCAATCGTGGCGCCGCCTCCCGGGTGGAAATTAAGGGACACCGTCGTGGTGCCCACCACCAGGGACTGGGTGACCATGGCCACGCCGTTCAGGTATATGGAGACGTCACAGGTGGATCCTGCAAAGCCGGCAATATTGACCACTGCGCTGCAAATAAACTGACAGTCGAAGTACCGGAGTGCGGTGTCAGCATTGGCCACCACGTACTTGCTGGCGGTGGCTACGTTCCAGAACACGCACGGCAGTTTTGTCGTGTCGAACAGTACCTGGGCGGTGACGCCGTTGCCGATATTGGTAAACACCTGGTCCCCTCCGGAATATTCAGCCGAGAACTCCACAGAAGCCTTGAAGCGCGAGGAGTAGTTCATCAGCGTGCTCTTGTTGCCTTGCGTGAGCGCCAGCCACTTAAATTTGATGTCCTGGATAAAGTTTACCCCGTCATCGAGCAGGCCCCAGTCGAAGGTGTACCCCGCCTGCGTCAGGATCTTGTGCAGCATCTGCTTGTAACCGAACAGCGCCCAGGCTGGAGATATCTGAACATTGGGCGCTGCATAAACCAGGTTGTGCCCTCCGTTGACTACTGCAGTGAATACCTTCCCGATGTCGTTGCCGTAGCCGGCAGCCACCATCCTGCCCGTGATGAAGGTGTCCTGGTCCGCATCCGTCCATCCCCGGTTCACATCCTTGTAGTCGATATCAATGAGGAGCTTGTCGCGCAGCTGACTGAACAGGTCCAAAAATCCGGAATAGATCGCCAGCTCAAATGAATTCTCTTTGATGCCGAGGACCAGCACATAGCCGTCCGGGATGATCTCGATGCCGTTCTGCACGAAGCGCGCCGGTTGCCTCTGCTTGTAGAAGCTCGACAGCGAGGCCAGGTTATCCAGGTAGTTCAGCGCGTTGCGGTTGTTGACCGTAATAGGCACCGTGATCCGGTTGGTGAATGAGTAGTTCACCTCATTAGGGATGAGCGGATTGTACCCCTGGATGGTGACCGCGATCACCGTGTCTGGGAGCAGGTCCAGCTGTATGCCGTTGATGAAGAGTTGAGAGATGGCGCCCATGTTACATCATCGTGTTTGGCGCCTGCTGATAGCGGGCGGTGAGCTGTATCTGGCTCTGGATTCTGCGGGTGGTGGTGGACAGCTGCTTGGGCTGAATAAAAACCGGCAGGGGATTGCTTTCACTCGTGAAGTCAACCACATACTGGCCGCTCTTGAGGTTGTCGCCATATTCCACGCCGTTGCGGGCCAGCTCCGCAATCATCAGCCAGGCACTGAATGAAAGACCCTGAGCAAACAGATCTAAGGTTGGATAGCGTCCATACGTTTTTGGATCAATGTAATAAAGTTGATTGAAGTCGAACAACCATGTCGCTAGTCCCCCTAGTTCATTCAGCCATTTTAAATAAACAGGATTCTTCTGCTCCTCGTGCTCATCAATCCAGAAAAAGGATACCGTGTACCACGTCACCAAATAACTTGCGAAGTCTACGCCCAATGATGACCATGATGCCCCTCCCCAAGAAAATGCATTACCAGATGCATACACGGATGCAGCGGATCTGTACAATTGATAATAATTGGTGATGTCAGCGAATCCATCTGCAGGGTCTCCTGAGAAAACAATTGCATACCACGTCGCCCCGGATAATCCCAATGAAGACAAATCACAGAACACCCATTCAGGAGTGACAGAGGAAAGATATGTCAAATCAATTTTCTTTTGGGCTATAACGGTGGTGGGAGTTCCCGCAGAGCCTCCGGTTGTGTTATAGATGCTTACCGTTAATTTCCTTGTCGGAGCCCCAACTTTAAGAAGTCTAAAAAATATTCCTGACTGAAGTCCGTATTGAAAGGTCTGTGCATAAATAGCATTAAACCCTCCAATGTTGGTAAATGAGAAGTCACTCTCATTGATCGTGGTTTTTGCCACGGTGTTGATGATGGTACCACTCTCATATCCACGATTGACGAAGGGCTCAGAAACCAATTCTGTCAGCGTTGTGTCCCAATCGAAAGAATCCTCCCTGAAGGTGGCCATTTCGTAACTACCATATTTTTTGCCGCTGAAATGAATTTTGCCTAGCGTGGAGGTATATGGAGTCATGTTTTCATGGAGATACTCGATGTACGCAGTGCGCGCGGGCCACACGTTCAAAACCGGATATCCATTTCTGGATGGTGAAAGCAGAACGGGGCCAGTGAGCAGATTTATATCGGCGGCGGTAATCTGGAACCTGGATCTGCGGTTCAGGATGTTGTTGTTGCCGATGTAGAAGTAGATCACATCTCCGGACAGGTTCACCTGGGCGTCGCTTCCTCCGTCCCAGACCGCCTGGTACTTCACATAAGTATTCAGAAAGCGTAGGCTGGTCGTCTCCGACATCTTGAGCAGGCTGCGCAGGATGGGAGCAATATCCGCGTTGAGCGTCAGGGTCGCGTCAAGGCGGAATTCAAAGATGGGCAGCGTCGAAGTATAGCCGTTGAACTGGAACTGCACCCTGTAGTTCGGCTTACCTGCGATGCTGGCCTCGGTCATCTGATAGATGAGGCTCCCGCCGCCGACGGGCTGGAATCCGGAAGGTTTTGAAACAACTGTGAGTGCCATAGCTTTTTAAAAGGTTATGCCTTTGAATATTATTTTCGCCTGATCCCGTAGGTCCTTCTTGACTTTGGCCTTGAAATCCCCCACGTAATCATTGATTTTATCATCTATGTTGAGGGCTGGACGTTTGCCCTGGAAGATGTCCGTCCCGGACCGGGCGATCTTACGAGCGAACAGGAACGCCAGGCTCTTCTCGCTGGTCTTCCCATCACGAGGTTTGATGCCCTTGGCACGGATCCATTCAAGGATCATCTGAATGGGCGGGAACTTCCCCGGATGACGCCCAAAGCGCTGCTGGTGCATGTAGCCCGTTCCCGTCACTTCGCCCGACAGATCCCCGTCAATCTCGTTGATCGTCCGCTGTACGGAGGCCGCGCTCTTGCCTGTGGTCTTGATCCCCTTGGCTTCCTGGTCCTCCAGGTAGGCGCGCTGGATCTTCTCCAGCAACTCGTCGAGCCTGATCCTAACGTCCATGTGATGGTGGTTTTGGCTCCTGTTGACTTTCCTTCTCAGCCTCGGCGTAGCGGTCTCCATATTCGCCCTTCTCCTTCCACATGGACATGAAGCCGGCCACGGTGTTGAAGCTGGTCTTGTTATAGACTGTGTCGGGGTCAAGGCTGAACCGCTCAGAGAATATTCCGATCATATCGAGGTCTTCATAGGGTTTAAGGCGCTCGATGAGAGCCATCTTTGCAAGGCCTGCGCGCTTGCGGTTGACAGGCGTGTCATCAGGGACAAGACGTTTCTCCAGCCCATCCCATAGCTCGCGCGCTGACTTAGCAAAAAAAAACCGACCGGGTAAGTCTGCGTGATGGGCATGGTGAGAATCTCCTTCTCGATCTCCTCCACCCGGTCCAGGTTGAAGTCGCCCTCGTCCAGGAGCGGCTGGAGGTATACCGCGCAGGTGAAACTGATCAGCTCATCGTAGGTCTTGCTCTTGGCCAGGCGCTGGCGTACGTGGATGTTCTGTCCGATCGACAGACGGCCGAGTTTTTTTGGAATTTTAATAGTCTTACCTCCTAGGGTGAACTGCTCCGGTACCGGCACACTCTTGAAGTCGGGCTTCTCATCAAAGACAAACTTGGTGGCGATGAGTAAGGCGTCCTCCAATTCTTCGCTGTCCGAGGTGGCGATGGCCGCATACTCGATCCCGGACATGATGCTGAATAGACGGATCAGGTCCTTGCGGTCCCACTCGGCGATGATGCGCTGGTAGGTGAGGGTGGAGAGCTTGTCCCACGCCTCGGCGATCTCATAGGACCGGGTTTGTTTGTTGGTTGTGACGGTGAGCTTCACGGATCTAGAACACGAGATTGAATCCAAACAAAAGGCAGACGTACATGCACTTGGCCACTATGCCCAGCAGGAAGAGGGTGAAGGCTGTGGGAAGGAACGCGATGGCCACCACGTGGAGCCAGTTCATCATGTTTTTCAGGATTTCTTTGATCATATTGGTTAGGGGTTATTGTAGTATCCACTTGACTGCACGTCCACGGTCCAGTCGAAAGTCAGCGCGACCCCGAACAGGTGGGCGTCAAATTTCTGGTACACGTTCTCACTCTCCCAGTCATCCACGCCTCCATCCACGGAGATGGTAGACCGATTGATCCAGTAGAACAGATTTTCTCCGAGCATACGCATCTGGTTGACGGAATCGTTGAGGTCATAGCTTTTGAAGTCCAGCGTGTCAAGCTCGATCCGGTTGAGCAGCAGGCAGAACATGGTGGATGTGCGGCTGATGTCTCCGCCGGCGCCAAATTTGCTTTTATCACGCGAGGTGGACACATGCACCAGGACCGGGAAGTCGGAAGCGGTGAGCTGGTCCAGCCCGAAGTTGGCTTCGTTCAGGTTGGCGTGCATGAACTTGACCGGCATGGCCAGGCGCGAGGTGCAGATCGTTTCCAGCTCCAGCAGAATCGGGTCCTTGACTTTTTGCAGTGACATAGCTACGGTTTAGGTGTTAGCTCGAATCTCATGGCCGACTGAAGCAGGGCGCGCATGGGAATGGCGTCCCTGCCGTGATGGACTTCCTTGTTGATCCTGTCCATGAGCATCTTCATGAAGTGTTCGCTCTGCGCGTTGGTGGCAGGGTCAAAGGATCCTGCCAGGGTGGCCGACGGGTCGAAGCACTTGGAGACATACTCCCAGAGGACCTTCTCACCATTGAGGAACTTGGCACTCCAGTATTTCATGTTGCGCTGGTCTTCCTCCAGTTTGATGACGATTACCATTATTGATCGCGGTTTGGTTTCATAACAGGTTCCTTCTTCTTTTCCGGTGGCGTGTTGACCATGATCAGGATCGCTTCCCGGTAGGCCTGGTTCTGATCGGAAAGGCGCTGGGCCATGTGCATGTACTGGCGGCGCTTCCCGAATTGCCAGATGTAAAGGGCTTTGATATCTGCACGCAGGTCGTCGATGCCTTTCTGGGTGGCGTCTGCTTTCTTTATAAGCTCATCCAGCACCACGCGCAGGCGGGTGTTCTCGAAATGGGTTACCGCCTGTAATGCCTGGTCGGCGGCTACGCGCATTCTGGTCTTGGATGTCATGAAGGCCAGCTTGCCGTTGCGCACGCTTTTGGGGTACAGGATGGCGTCCAGCTGTTCATTGATCTGATCACACCATAGCTGGTGTGCCGTGGTCTTCTGCGGCTGTCCGTTGAGGGTTGTGGGTTTATTCATTGGATTGTGGTTACATGGCATAGTCGTGGCGACCGTTGGGGGCCTTGGTGATGGCAGATGAATTGGGGCTGATCACGCGGATACCGCTGGCAACGCGGAGCTTGTCCATGCCGTAGTTGACCGCATCGAGCCCGTGGTTCCAGGCGTCGATCGGATCATCGGTAGGGTTCTTGTGCTGGTCCAGCGCCCAGGCGTAGTTCTCCACTTCCTTCCATACATCAGTCGATGACTCAGTGAGAAAGACTTCATATTGCTGGATGAACTTGATCCCGCTCTTCACGGATCCGGGGCCCTTGAGCGCGGCGATGAAGTTCCAGCCACGCCGGCGCATGTCGGCGATGTCTTTGGGCTGGGCGCTGTCAGCATATACCGGGGCGCTCCTGGGGATCTTCATCCGGATCATCTCCTTCTCCAGGTCATCATTGGTCATCCCGTGGGCGTAGATCTTCTGGTCCAGCCACAACTGGCGGCCGTGAGCCTCGTGCTCCATCATGGCCAGCGGATCATTTGAAAACCCCCAGTCCAGGGAATACCATTTCGAATACAGGCCCGGCATTTTCTGGCATGGCTTCCAGGTCTTGTATATCCTGCCGCGTGCGCCTTCACTGACCAGTCCCTTGATGATGGTGAAGTAATGGTCCGGGTTGGTTTTCTTGTATAGCTCCCACTGCTGGGCTGTGCTGGCGTTGATGTTGACAACGTTGTCCAGGTAGGTGGAGAAGATGCTGAGCAGCTCAGGGTTCTTGCGGGGGATGGCCCGGAAGTATCCGGGGATCTCCGCGTCCACCAGCGTGTACCACCGCTTCCAGAACCAGTGACCTTTGGGCGGCATGTTGAAGATCATGATGATCTGGATGTCGGCCTTGACACTTCGCAGGGTGTCGTCCAGCTGCATGAAGTCAGCCTCACTGATCTCGTCGGCCTCCTCGATGATCACGTGCGTGGCGCCGGCGAGGCTCTTGAGCTTGGCCGTGCGGTTGCCGGCGGACTTCTTGAATCCCTTAGACATGATCAAATTGCCGGTGGCAGGGTAGTGCGCCGACATCTGTGATTCGTTCAGGTCGAAGAGCCGCTCGTCCAGGTCGTCGTTCTCCCCGATGCGGTCTTTGAAGTCACGCCACAGCGACTCGCGCACGTCGGAGAATACCTCCCGCATGAAGAAGCCCCGGAAGTATTCGGGGCAGGTCAATAGGTGCAGGAAGTAGTTGGTGGCGGTGTAGGATCCTCCGCGTCCACGTCCTCCCAGCAGGTGGATGTACCGTGCCTTCGTGGTGAAGAGCGGGGCGTATAGGATGGAGAAGGCCTGGGTGATCATCAGTCGTTGACGGTTTTCGCCAGCACGTCCACTTCTTCCGAAATCTCAAAATCGTAGTGCCAGGATGTGGAAACGCCCTGGGACAGCTCGTAGGTGATGCCGGTCTGCTTAACAGCGATCGCGGTCACGATCCTTTTGCGCTGATCATTGTCAGTCTTCAGGTAGACCTCCGCACCAACATCGAATGTCAGGTCGACGTATTTCCTCATTTCTTCTTGGTGTAATCCTTGAACTCCACGACGTGCTTATTCAGTGCCTCGCCCTTGGTGGTGTGATCGATCTCCTGCTTGTCGCGCCATTCCTTCGGCCGGCGGTTCTTCAGCCAGAAGATCGCCGCTGTGGTGTCGGGCGGGTAAATCTTGCGGATCGGGACGCGCTCGATGCTGGAGCCATTGTTGTTGCCGCCGCTGACAACCTTAATCTCCTCGCTGTCGTGCTCGAATCCAATGGCCCGCTGGTAGAGCCGCTCAGCCACATTGGCGTCCGCAAATTCCTTCCCCCTTTTTATGGACTCCGAAAATTCCGGGTATTCCAGCTTCCAGAGATTGATCGTTGAGACTGTGACATCGAGGAATTCGGCCAGCGCTTCGTCTGTCGCCCCCAGCTTGCACAGCTTCTCAACCCACTCGTTGTTCTTGGGTTCGTACTTGGTGGGCCTGCCTGCGCCCGGTCGTGGTGCTCGCTTTGCCATTACCTGAATTGCGCGGGGTGTTCCCGATTGTATTTCCGGATCTGTGAGGTGGGGCTGCACTTCAAAAGGAAGAGCGCCATGGCCGCGAAGAAGAGCAGGAAGGCGATCACGCCAAGGATGTCGACGATGATGTTTGAAAAGCGCTTCATGGTCTTTGTTTTTTGTAGGCCTCCGTCTCCAGGGGATTGTTCCTGTATCCAAACCGGATCGTGTACCACAGGTAAGTGAGGTAGAACCTGACCACGCCCATCCGCCTGATCTGATCTACGTGAACCTGCTCATGAGACCGGATGGTCGGAGTAGGCCAACCATTGAAGAAAATGAACGGGTAAAGGGTGATCGCCTTGGTATGCTTGCCAAGGAACCAGCGCCTGCAGATGACCTCGCGTATCTTCATTTAGTTGAGTGAAATGAGAAAGCCTTCCGGATGAGTGCGAAACAGGACGCCGTGGTCATTGATGGTGCCGCAGGTCCTGCCTCCGGTGTCGATCGGAATGGCGATGGTCTGCATCGGAATGCGGTCACTGTAGCTGGTGGGATACGGTCCGCTGTCGTGGGCGAACAGGAAATCCGGACCGGGGAAGAGTTCGACGGGAGTCATATCTTCTTTGAGAGCTCCAGCTGGCGGATGTAGAACTTGACTTTCTTCTCGTCCAGGTTGAACCAATGCCCCATAGCACGGAGGTGGTGGGCGATCAGTGATACCTCTGACTGCGGGTCTTTTACCAGGGTGAGCTTTGAGGGTGAGGTTCCTACTCCAGGACTGATTGGTGCTGAGTAGGTGATTCGGGAGCGTGGTCCCTTTGTAGCGCCGGTGGGATTCGAACCCACGATCTGGGGGTTATGAGCCCCCTGAGATGACCGCTTCTCCACGGCACGATGTAAGGCTTGGAACTCTGCAGCTGTCAGTACCTCAGACATGGGTCACCTCCTTGGTTTCCGTCTTAGTCGTTCTGCGTCTTAATCCTTTTGCATAGGCATGTAGGATCTGTTCACTGTGGGTTGCCCATTCAAGATTCAGGTGATAGTTATTCTCTTTTACACCATCTTTGTGATTGACGGTGGGCTTGTTCTCTGGGTTGGGGATGAATGCCTGAGCAACCAGGCGGCCAACCATGTGGCATTTTGGCTTGTTGTTTTTGCTTAGGTATGCGATGACGTAGCCGCAATGATTGATGAACAACTGAAGTAGGTGGCCCTTTGAGTTCATTACCCGGCCAAAATTTGAAACGGAATAATTTTCAAATCCAGGTGCCGGAAGCCATCTTTCCAGGGTCTTGGTAGGCCTTTTGATCTTGGCCTTTCGTGTCCAGACTCGTTTGATGACTATGCTTTCCCCATGAGGCGAAAGTTGAAAATCTTCGTTTTGGACACCATTGACCATAAAAACGAGCGGGCGTTTAATCTTCCCAAGCTGAGGGTCGCGGGTTCGAATCCCGTTTCCCGCTCATCAAATTAACGTAGAAATGAAGGGTATTAACAACAAAACAGCCAAATTAATCAGCGTTTCAATGTTTCTTTCACTTTACTTTACTGTTTCTTTCCCGTATCTTTTGCGTTGTTTTCCGGTTCACTATGAGTCAAATATGCTTCACGTGAAACTATGACCGTC